AGGATTCCAAAGAATTAAAGATAAAGAATCTGGCGGACCTGGTGTTGGTAGAGTTAGAAGTGATGGTGAAATCAAAAAAGAAAAAGGTGGGGAAGCATTCCTTGACAAAATTGCCAAAGCAAAGGTAAAGATGCGGAAAGAAAGTGTCTTCGATCAGGTTGACATCTTTGCTGAGATGAATGACTGGGAGATCTCACTCCTTAGTGATGATCTCATTGAAGAGATCGTGGCAGAAGTCTTCGTTGAGGAGATGGTAGAAGGTAGAGATATTGATAACGTCACAGATATGCTCTGTGAGTCTGTTGACTACTCACTGAGTTTACTTACTGAGGTCACCAGTAGGGATGCTGGTGCTGAAGCAAGGAGTCGTATCGGAAGTGGATCTTCATCAAGATCCGATAAACTTGCTAAAGTTAAGAGTGCTGCTCAGAAGGTTGGGTCTGCATTGAAGTCTGGTCTTAAGACTGGTGCCACACTGGCACGCAAAGGTGCTGTTAAAGGTGCTGAAGTTGCTGGTAAGGCAGCAGGACACGCGAAAAATCTCGCAAAAGATATGGGTAGTGCCGCTAAGAGTGGTTACAAGTCTACTCAATCGTCTTCCCCTGATAAGGATTCTGAAACTACTTCTTCCAATCCCACTACGTCATCTTCTGATTCTTCCTCTAGCAGTAGTGACTCAGGTCCTAAGAAGTCTAAGAAGCCTGGTCTACTCAGCAGAATTGGTAGCAAACTGAAGCGTGGTATCAAGAGAGCAGTTGGTGTTGGTGCAAGATCCCTTTCCCGTGGTGCTCGTAACGTAGCACGCAGACTGGGTGAAGAGTCTATCACTGAGCGTGCAGATACTTGGCATCCAGATCCTGACAAGGATCGTAAACTAGGTGGTCCTGGTGCAAATGCCCGTGCCCGTGAAGATCGTGCTGATGCAGCAAAACCTAAGGCAGACCCTAAGAAACTGAGATCTGGTGAGTCCTATATGGACTACTCTAAGCGTCAGTCTTCTTACAAGAAGAGTGGTAGCACTCCAACTGAAAGACTGAATAAGTTAGGTGCTAACATCAAACCCAAAGAGCGTAAGCGCGATAAGATCGGTAAAGCAATCGGTCGTGCTATCGATAAGATCGGTGGTATCAAGCGTGAGGAAGTATCTACACTTTCATTCGGTGCATTCTTTAAAGAAGATTTAGAAGTATCTGAAGCAAGAAATACTAAGGCAGATGGTAACTCACTTAGATCCGTAAGTACTCCTGCAATGCAGGGTAAGAAGGGTAATGTAAACCGTCAAGGTAGATCCGTTACTGGTGGGGCATCGATGGGTGGTATGAACATTCGTGGTGCTGGTGGGTTAGGTAAATCAAAACCTAAAAATGTTGAGCTAGTAGTTGGTAAGTATAAGAAACAAGTTTCTTCTGACAGAAAGGCTGCTGCTAAAGAAAGGGCTGCTATGAGAGCTCAGGGTCTCAAGTATGAGCAATCTACACTTTCATTCAGTGCATTCCTTTCAGAAGGTAATCCTACCACTAGAATGTTAACAAAGTCGAAGACTCAGGTTACTGGAAACATCAGTGCTGACAGAGGGACAGACGAAAACAAGAATCGTAAAGGTCGTAAAGGTTTAGAGAAAGACCTTAAGAAGCATGGTATCGGTCACCAGAAGGGTGTGGGCGAATACAAGTATGGCAGTGGTGAAACTGGTCGTGAAGTTTCGTATCAAACTTCAAAACCTGATAAGATGAGCAAGCGTAGATTTGGTAAAGTTATGCGACGATTGGGTCGCAAGCATGGGCAAGAATCCGTGATCACTAAAGACAAAGACAAATCTGCAAAACTGCACTATACTGAGAAGGGTAGTAAGGCGAAGTCCGATAGTATCGGTAAAACTAAAGCAGGCAAACATCCCGAAGGGTATGGTGAAACTTCTGGCACCAAAGCTAGAGGTGGTAAATTACCTAAGAAAACTACTAAAGGAGCGTATCATTATGGATAACGTTAAAAAGTGTCAGTACTGTGGCATCACTGTGCCCGTTGGACACCAACGTCCTAAGACGTGGATTGAAAAGCACGAGTTAAATTGTGCTCGTAACCCTAAGAATAAAGAACAATGAAGTCCTTTTCCCAATTTATATTAGAGCAAGACAACGTAGATGAAGGCATTGGTTTATCAATAGCGAGAGCGATTGATAAGACTGTACCCGCACCAGGTGGTCGCAGAGGAGCTAAACGTAGGGGTGTTTCCCATGCGCTGAAGATGAGGGAGGTGCTGAAAGGTGCCAAGAAGAGAAAGGATGACGATAAGAAATCTCCTGTTAGTTTCTTGCAAGACAAAGATTGATTTTTGAGGTATAGATTATGTCAGACGGTATGGATTTCTCCGATCTTAAATTGGAGAGGACTGAATGTGGGAAGTGTGGAGCGACTTGGATTAATGGTAAGCATGTCTGGCGTGGCACTGGATCATCAGGAGACTCTTCTGAGTTAGATCTTGCTGGTCTTGTTTGCAACAAACTAGGTGACCATCAATGCATTAATCCTATGCAAGGAAAGGATGGTGGACAAACTTGGGAGTATAGAGCAGGATATATTGATGGGGCGATGAGGGGTAAAATTGATGCAATGGAACAGTTACGAGACCTTGACACTTGAGTGTTGGTGGGGGACCTACATAACTTAGGCACTATTCACGTTAACTAAATTATGAAAATCTTTTTAGATACTGCTGATGTCTCTGAAATTAAGAAGGCATACAGCACAGGGTTGATCGATGGCGTCACTACAAATCCGACACTAATTTTGAGATCGGGTGATACTCTTTATAATGTAGCATCAAGACTACTAAAAGAATGTCCAGACCTTATCAGCGTCTCCACGGAGGTGGTTGCAGAGACAGCTGACGAAATGATTGAGCAAGCAAAGACTTATTTCCCACTAGGTGAAGCAGTTACAATCAAAGTCCCTTGCACTGTAGAGGGACTGAAGGCATGTAAGATCCTCTCAGATCAAGGCATCAAGGTTAATGTAACTCTAATCTTCTCAGTAGCACAGGCACTGCTAGCAGCAAAGGCAGGAGCAGCATATGTGTCTCCTTTCATTGGTCGCTGTAATGACAACTCATTCAGTGGCGTTGAGTTGGTTCGTGCAATCGCTAATACATACAGTGTGCAGATGATGACCACTGAGATACTTGCAGCGTCTCTGAGGGATGTGCATCACGTCTCAAGGTGCTATACTTATGGTGCTAGTACCGTTACTATGCCACCTAAGATCTTCTGGAAGATGTATGATCATGTCTTGACTCGTGAAGGACTTGATCTATTTCAGAAGGATTGGGAATCTGCAAACTTCACAACACCATGACTCTAGCGCAGGTTAGGGTCCGATATGCATTTGCGATGTCATCTTTCGCTAGAATGTTTGGACCATATGGTATTGATCTAGAGATGAGGTCTCTATGTAAGTCTTGGTCTGAAGATATAGATAGATCGTTTGCTCCAATATCTGATCTATATCAGGTAGATAGGTATTTTTTGGAGCTTTGGAAAAAAAGGTATGATGATCCCTATTGAAAAGTTGCAACATCTAATTTATATGATGAGATGTGAATCTATCGGATGGATAGGGATGAAATATATAAAGTGGTTGCAACATCGAAATTATATGTTGAAACTCGAAAATAACATCCTCAAGCAGAAGTTAAAAGAATTAAATAAGGGGTGGGCACATCCTAATTCTTGCCTGCACAAAGAGGATCCATGGAAAAAATGGGGTTAGCGGTCCAAGCAATTGCACTTTTTGGGGCGGTAGGGTATTCTGTTAGATGGGGATTAGAAAATGCATACTACCATTGACTACAATACATAAATATAGATGGGAGTATTGGGGAACCATTCATAAAAAATATGGAGAAGGATGAAGGTGCAATTGGATATGAGTGGACCATAGAAGACATTTACTTACTCTACCACTGTGTATGCGAAACAATAAGACTGTGGCCGGGTGCTCCCGCTCGCCCTTATGAAGAGCAGGAGCATCTGCGTCTGTTAAGGGATGAGATATATAAAACAGTATTAGACTACAAGTTTCGCTACATGGATGTCGATGAATGAATGAAAAACTTCTACTATGTTTAGCGCCTGCGGGGATCATATTCATCATGATGAAACTTGTAGTCTGGATGTTTGCTGTAGATGCTGAGACTGATTATGTCAGACGAGAACCTTTACGCAAACGAGGACCATATGTGGCAAACCCATATGCAGACGTTGATGAAGAGGAAGAAGAATTTACAGATCGCACGGATTATCGATGAAGCGATTGGAGAGTATTATTCTCTCCATGGAAAGAATGTCCCGGAATGGAAACGAAAGGATCCAGACTGGTGGACAAGATACCTAATTAGTTTAGAAATTAACCCTACAAACGCATAAGAATTATGGAACTTATAGTAATTGCTGCACTAATCTTAGCAACAAGTGTCGGTGCATATAAATTAACGCCTAAGAAATGAGTATGAGTGCTGGAATATTTGTATTTGGATTTATTATCCTACTTACTGTGGGGATGGAGATTACTTGGCCAGTTAAGAAATGAACTTATTATTCAGACAACTTGATAATGCTAACGATCCTATATGGAGTGTGATCATCTCATTGATCATTCTCCTAATAGGTGTCACTTATTACATATATACAATACTAACCGATGCATTTACGGAAATAGAAAATGGGAAAGATGACCCCGCCGAGCAGGAAGTCTTGCTACAACTTCAGAGTAACAGAGATAGTGAAAGTGTTGGACGGTGACACTTTGGACGTTCTCATAGATCTTGGTTTCGACTTATACAAAAAGGAACGTGTAAGGGTAGCGGGTGTTGATACCCCAGAAAAGAGAACAAGAAATTTAGAGGAGAAAGCACTTGGAAAAGACGCAACTGAATGGCTCAAAACACATCTCGAAAGCACTTTGGCTGGTGATGATGAGTTGTCTGTTAGGACTGAACTTGTTGGCGGTGTCGGCAAATATGGCCGTCTTCTGGGGTGGTTATACGTGGGGGACGAGTCAGTGTCACTCAACGAACAAATGATTGAAGAAGGATATGCTTGGGAATACGACGGAGGCACTAAGCAGAAAAACTTTGAAGAATTGAGAGAAATTAGGAGGGCGCACGGCACGCTAGTTGAGTAATGGATATAATGAAATATGATCAGGTGATGGTCATTGATGATCTCTTCACAGATGAAGAGATCCTTTATATGGATACATACTTCACCCACTTTGACGGATGGCAACTCATCTTTGATGATAGTCCAGACGATAAACTTTCCAATTATTCACTAGGCAGAGCAATCGACTATCCCAACTATGGGGAGTTTGAAAACTTTTGTAGAGACCACGCTTTCAAACGTGCAGGGATACCCATTCCTTCATTTCATAGAGTCGTTTATAATGCTTTCCGTTTTGGTGATTCTCCTTCTATCCACGTCGATGGAGAAGAGTTAGACGCTCTTAGTTTCCTTGTCTATACTAACAAGGCATGGTTGCCTGAATGGGGTGGGGAGACTATCTTTATGATGGGCGACCGAATCACAGATACAGTCATTCCTAAACCCGGAAGGATTGTAGTGTTTCCCGGATTAGTCCCACACGCTGGTAGAGCGCCAACAAAACATTGTCCTGTTTCTGCTAGATATAGTGTAGTCTTCCAATTCTGTCCTGGCCAGGAAGAGGTTGTAGAAGCACACGCAGTAGGGCAGGAGAAAAACAGGAGACCATTCCCGTATGAGCCAAAATGAAATCTATCTAGGTAATCCTAACCTAAAGAGAGCCAACGTAGTACAGAATATCACCGATGATCAGGTAAAAGAGTTTATCAAGTGTGCTGAGGATCCTGTCTACTTTATTAAAACCTACATCCAAATCATCTCACTAGATCGTGGTTTGATTCCATTTGAGTTGTACGACTTTCAAGAGACGATGGTGGAAAGATTTCATGCCAATAGATTTAATATAGCAAAACTACCACGACAGTCAGGTAAGTCAACTGTTGTTACTGCATACTTGTTGTGGTTTATTATCTTTAATGACAATGTTAACGTAGCAATCCTTGCTAACAAGGCAGCGACTGCACGAGAGATGTTACAACGTTTGCAACTATCCTATGAAAATCTCCCAAACTGGCTCCAGCAAGGTGTCGTCAACTGGAACAGAGGTAGTCTGGAATTGGAGAATGGCAGCAAAATCATGGCTGCTTCTACTTCTGCTAGTGCTGTCCGTGGTATGTCGTTTAATATTATATTTCTCGATGAATTCGCGTTCATTCCAACTCATATTGCTGACGAGTTTTTTAGCTCTGTGTATCCTACTATATCCTCAGGTAAGTCAACTAAGGTTATAATCATCTCTACCCCTAAGGGTATGAATATGTTTTATAAACTCTGGCATGATGCAGAGAGGGGCAGGAATGAATATACTACCACAGATGTCCACTGGTCTGAGGTGCCTGGTAGGGATGCTGCATGGAAAGAGCAGACCATCCGTAACACATCCGAGGAGCAGTTTAACCAGGAATTTGAATGTGAGTTCTTGGGTTCGGTCAACACTCTCATTACATCATCCAAATTAAAAACTTTGGTATACGATGATCCTTTGAAGTCCAGTCAAGGACTAGATGTGTATGAAGAGCCTAAACCTGAACATACTTATATATGCACGGTGGACGTTGCTCGTGGTTTAACTAAAGATTACTCAGCATTCTGTGTTATTGATACCACGACGATCCCGTATAAGTTAGTAGCGAAGTATAGAAACAATAAAGTTAAACCACTACTCTTCCCCAACATCATTCATCAGGTAGTCACGAGTTACAATCATGCCTTTACCTTGATTGAAGTTAATGATATTGGTGGACAGGTAGCAGATATTATGCAGTTTGATCTGGAGTATGATAACCTCCTGATGTCATCCATGCGAGGACGTGCTGGGCAGGTTGTTGGTCAGGGATTCTCTGGGTCTAAGGTGCAACTAGGTGTTAAGATGTCTACCACAGTCAAGAAAACTGGGTGTGCAAACATGAAACAGTTGATTGAGGATGACAAACTTATCTTTAATGACTATGATATTATTGCTGAGTTAACTACATTCATCCAGAAGGGGCAGGCATGGGAAGCTGAAGAAGGATGTAATGATGACCTCTCTATGTGTCTGGTCATATTCTCTTGGTTAGCGACCACAGACTACTTCAGAGAGTTGCATGACAATGATGTCAGGACGCGAATGTATCTGGAGCAGAAGGAAGCAATCGAAGCAGACATGGCACCGTTTGGATTTATGGATGATGGTCTTCAAGAAGAAGTAACCGTAGATCCACAAGGACAGACATGGCATAATGCAGAAAGAGAATCTATTGCTGAGTATGGTGACATGTCTTATATGTGGGATTATAGGTGATGGACTTTGAAGACCACTTAGATTTAGAAGAGTTTCTATTTGTAGATCGGCAGTGCCGTAAATGTCTTCGCATCCTGTCACTGGTAGATCATTTCTACAGGACTAGACCTGATAGAGGTAAGAATGCTTCAGCGTATTCGTATACCTGTAAACAGTGTCAGGTAAAACGTAATGCTGCTAATAGGAAAAAGAGGAAAGATAAACCAGACATACCATATGATCCTGTCCCTAGATTCGGACCAGACATTTATCCTGACTGGTGATTTCGTCGTGTTTACCCTCTGAAAAACCATGTTATTCTAAATAGTTTCAGCATCCGACTAGGAATCTAATCAGGAGAATCTAATGGCATCAACACAACTTTCACCAGGGGTTGTTGTACTTGAAAGAGACCTTACCTCCGTAGCCAACGCAACAGTTGATAATGTTGCTGCTATTGTGGGATCCTTTGAAAAAGGACCCGTTGAGGCAATGACCACGGTCACCAGCGAGCGCGAGCTCCTGTCGATCTTTGGGCGTCCTAACAGTTACAACTACGAATACTGGTTTTCTGCAGCACAATTCTTGCTGTATGGCGGCACCGTAAAGGTTGTCCGTGCAATGAATGACTCGCTCAAGAACGCAATCGATACTGCACAGTATATCGTTGCAACCTTTAGCAGCACCGATACTACGCTGACTGTTACATCAGCAACTGATCTCGACGTTAACGATCTGCTTCTCATCGACGCAGAATTGTTGGTTGTCCAAGCAGTTTCTGGTAACGACGTTACTGTGCTTCGCGGTCAACTTGCAACATCCGCTGCATCTCACGCTGCTGCTGCTCCAATCACTTTGATTGAGCCTGCTGGCACATCATCTACTATTAACGAAGGAGCTACCTTCACTGACGCAGACGGCACTCTGACTGTGACCTCTGCATCTACACTTGGTGCTGGCACCAACTCTTACATTAGAGTTGACGACGAGATCATGCAAATCACTGGTGTTTCTGGTGATAATCTCAACGTTACTCGCGGTCTGCTCGGCACTACTGCTGCTGCACACACCGATGGATCTACCGTCTCACTGGATCTGGTTACAGCACAGAAGACTGAGATCAACGAAACCACCGCAACTGGTATTACTGCTCCTCTCGTTAAGAATGACGAAGAGTATGAAACTAACGTTGAAAACGCAGCAAACAACTGGAAGTGGGCAGCAAAATCTTCTGGTCTCCATGGTAACTCCATCCGCGTGGTGGTGACCGACGCTGGTGCTGATCAGGTGTTGTCTTTGGCACAACCTGCTAGCACTGAGTGGCAATTCGTCAACGGTGCAGAAGTTGCATACTCTGCTGCTAACATCTACGGTAAGGTTTACACCTACGATACTATCGTAACTGTTGTTGACGATAATACTCTGGTTGGATCCTTTGAGAAGGACAACTACGTCACTGCTGTTAGTGGTGGTGTTACTGGTCGCGTTGTTGCTTACGATCCTGAGACTCGTCAACTTGAAGTTGCTATCGATTCTTCCTCCGCTGACGTGCTGGAAGTTGGCGACCTTGTTTCCGAGTTGGCAAACAACAGCAATACTCCTGGTAGTGCAACTGGCGATGCTGCTACGGTTGAGTCAATCCGCAGAGAGTTGAGAGTTTCTCTTAACCCTGGATCTCCCAACTTCCAAGCAAACCAGAATGTTGATGACGCAAACGCTGCTACCGTTGGGATTGCAGCAGTTGAGAATGACTACGACACCCGCCTTTATGGGGTGAATCAGAGATGGGCTAACATCGCTCCTCGTCCTACTACATCCGCATGGGTGGAAGATAGAGGTGGTTACAACGACCTGATGCACATCCTGATCCTTGACGGCGACGGTAAACTGACTGGCACACCTGGCGCTCTCCTTG